TTTCTTTTTGACCTTGATTCATCTGTGCAGTCTGCCAAGCCTGAGAACCTACGGGAATACCCGAATTAGCCAATTGATTATTAAGCAATTCACGCTGTTGACTAATTTGAGGTGCTAGACGTTGCATTGCCGCATCTTGGTAATTTTGCCCTGCATTAATACCTACTTGTGGCAAGTTAGGATTAAACGGCTGTGACATTGTGTTCTGTACATTGCCCAATTGGGATGTAATAGCAGAACCAAGACCTAATGATGCGTTGTTTTGATTATTTAAAAGCTGTTGACCTACATCAGAAAGTGAAGTTTGTGCAGTATAGGTAGGATTACCATAAGAGTCTGTTCCAGACTGTGTATAGTCTAAATTGCCGTAAGGCGTTACTTGATTAACTCGGTTTGCCGCAGTCGCGGCTCTTGCCGCATCAAGATTACCTGCCGCAGTAGCATTTGCCGCACTTGTATAGTCGGGCGCGGCTGGCGCACTTGGCGCAGGCCCTAATCCTAAAAATCCACCACCACCCATGTCATTCCCCTTTTAACTTTCTTAAAGGACATTGGATGTCAAGCCACCGACAATCCTCTTTCCTCATAGCCATAATTACCATATCTCCATCCATGTGAGCATCAGGTATTTCGGCTACAACTTTAAAGCCCAAGTGTCGGTTTAACCTTAAGGCATCTGTATTATTAGCACAGATTTGCCCTAGTATAACGCTAACTCCTAGTTTATTAAAGGGGTAATCGAAAGCCGCCCACAATAAATCTCGACTCATCCAATTCACTTCATCGACTGCCGCAATGTGCATTTGACACGCTTTTGGCATAAATCCATTAAATCCTACTACCGCTACTAAATTACCATCAATTTCTTGACCGATACAAACCGTTTCTATTGGCATCGGATGGTTCATCATGCGAACCAACCAATCGCCCATATATTGTTGGTTTTCGGTTGTAACTCTACGCATTAGAGAACGCCACCTCGCTCCATTACATAATCAACGGATGCCCAATGAAAATCAATTCCTTGAGATGCCACATTTAGGTTAATAGATGCGGAAAATCCTGTGCCTGTCACGCCTTGCCAATATTTTGTAGTCACAAGACCACCGCCCCATGTGTTTTGATCCCATTTAGCAATATTCCATACGCCTACGTTAATAGATGCTGGGTTAAATGCCAGTTGGTTTATCAATGGAATGGTGTCAAAATCGGTGCTAATACCACACAAAACCGTTGGTAATCCGTTATCGGTTTGAAATGTAGGTCTTACCAGCGTAAATCGTTTTAATTGACCTCGGCTGTCAAAATAGTTATAAGCCTGTTGTGCAGTTGCAACAATATTATTGCCATTATCAGAATATGTTGTGAAATAAAGACCAACAAATCCGTCACCGCCAAAGTGCATTTCTTGATCGCCTGATACGCAAAAACAATACGCTTGAATATTAGTAAATCTTGACCAAGACTTATTAATTGTGTTCATTACATACTGTTCCATGCCTGTATCGGTAGTAATAGACAGAATAAGCATATTTTCGGTGGCTAAATACTGTATTTGCCAACCAAAATTTTGTGAATAATTGGATGCCGCCAAGCTAACAGCGTAATAAATCTTGTCTGTTAGGTTAATTCGGGGATCAAGACGGTCAGATTGCAATGCAGATGTCAACGGAACTAGACCATCCTGCGTTAGCATCAATAAGTCACCGCCCCATTTAAAGAAACACTTGCGGGCAAAAGTTTGACCCATCTGCCATAAGCCCTTCATCGCCCAGTTATTAGGATCAGACGGATCAAAGCCCTGATAAACCAATACTTCACCCATATTGGTGACATAAACGGCAAAGTCATCTACGCCATAACCAGCGTCAAGTGTCCATGTTCCCATCGCCTGCAAGAAGCCGCCATTACGGAAGAACGAACCTAATTGAAACTCTGTCGCTACGCCTGAAATTGCTTGAACGTCAAGGTAATAAAAGCTTAAGCTATTGTTTTTACAGAAATAAAGTCTGTTTTTGAATAAGTTGACATTAACAAATGTGTTACTATTTTGACCCGTTATGCCAGTAATCGTATAGGTTGGAACGACTGTAGCGTTAGTTGCTGGCGTGGTTGCCATTACATAAGTAAAGGTGGTTAAACCTGTTACGGTAATGACATAAGTGCCGTTATAGTCGCTAGGTGTCGCTCCCGATAAGGTAATTCTGTTACCTGTTACTAGACCGTGATTAGAAGCGGTAGTAACGTTTGCAGTTGTTCCTGTATGGGTAAGGGTAGCGATTGTTTGTGCGGTCTGTGTAGTGGCGTAATAAGCCCAATTTGTGCCGTCATAAATCAGCGCAGGATCTACACCGTTACAAGCAATAATAAAATTACCACCAGCGGTAGTCATATTGACATACTGCCACTTGGAATTGCTTAAACCGCTAAATACTTGGGTTGCTGTAGAGCCTGTAGCGTCATAAATCTTACCGCCAGCAAACGCAAATAGCTTATAGCCTTTGGCGTTAGGGTAAGGGTAATTGATAATCGTTTGCACTTGACCAGTAATGCCAGTACAAACTTTTGTGTAGCCTTTACGCAATTGAACATCGGTAGGCGTAGGCCAAAAATTAACTAATGAAACAGCATCCAATGGTGGCATTTCTGCCAATGAATCCCTGTTATTCCATCCCCCAATCGGGGCGGCCATCGATGTTGTGGTGGCGTTTCTACCTTGAGCTTGAGCCATGATTAAGAACCATAGCCAGTATCAGGGATGTTAGCCCAGCCAATAAGGACTGCGCTAGGCTGTGGCGCGAATGACAATGTAGCAGATCCCTTATCGTTTGCTTTAGCGATATTTAGATAACGCATATAGTCTTGATACAGAGCCGTTGTATCAAACGATTTGATTTGGAAGTACTTAAGCTTGGTAGCCAAAACAATAACGGTATCGTCTAATACAGTTGTATCGGTATCGGCAGTAAAGCTATTTTTGACGTTGCCTTGTGCATCCCGTACAAAACCCCTAGAACGGTATTCAAATCCTAGATATTCTTGGGTATTGTATGGTGGCCAAATCTGAAACTGACCGCCAAGAATACGCCAGCGAACCCGTGGGCCTGTGGAGATATATCCTGATTTGAGCCATTGCCATTGCTGGGCATCAACAGGGCCAAGCATCTGCCAATGTTTAGTCTTATCCCAATGGGTATTGTCGGTAATGGTTTCGTAGTCAGGTGGCAAGTCATAAATAGTCTTACTAAATGTGACAGTACCGCCTGTAGATGTTGCTGAAGATAATTGAGTAGTCGTTAAGCTATGGGCATCGATTACATTATTAACGTAAGTATCTTGTGGGATGCTTGTGCCAACAATCGAATAAGAGCTATCAAGACCTGTAGTATCGGGGATGCCAGTTAAGTTATAAGTGCCATTTACGGTATTACAGGTCGTGGTTATTGCAGTTGTATAGAAACGATACTCAAGTTCTAATGTCTGCCAATCATGCTCCTTAACCAAATCATATCCAGCGCGGTTAATCAAAGCCAAGATTTGTTGCACGTCTTGGTTTGGATTACCAGCTACATAAGTTGGAACGGCTAAATTTAGTTCAGAAGTAACTTGCTGGACTAATTGGAGCAGATTGTATGACATATTTAGACTTCCTCTGTGGCTTCCGCTTTGCGTTTACGGGGTTTCTTTTCACCAACAGCGGCAAGTACAGTAGCCATTTGTTCTTGCATTAGGGCTATCTTCGCATCTGTTTCTGCCTTAATTTTAGCATTTTCTTGGTCTTTTTTGGCAAGTTCTTCCTTCAAGCTGTTGATTTCTTGTTCACGTTTGTCGGTTTCTGCCGCATTTGTCGCTAGATTTAAAAATGCCTTTGCCTTGTCGCGGAACGCATAAGGTGACATTCCTGCCGCCATACCAATACGCTGAAGTTGCTGATCTGAAGCATTAGATATCGCTTCTACTGTATGGAACTTCATTGCACGGAGTTCTTCAGCTTGGGATTTAGATACTAAAGGCCATTCTGAAAGCGGAGTTCCTTCATATCCTTGATTGTCATTACCTAATTTATTTTGATAAGCCGCCCAATGTAATGGAAAACGCTTTTTATGCTGTTCTAGGGCATAAGTATCAATTTCGGTAAGGGTATCGCCAGCTACGCAAATATGTACAAAGTCAAATTCTTTGAATATTGGTCTGCCAGCTTCAGCGGAAGCATCATCCTGTTGAATTGCTCGCTTGTAAAAACGAACTTGTAATCGGGAATCTGCGTTTTGTTCATCGCTAGGTAATGCCATTTTTAAATCTCCTTAAGTGGTTAAGGTAAAAGTTAAAAGAAAAAAGGAGTTAGCCTTATGAGCTAACCCCTCGTTTTTACTACAAAAAACTATTAAACGCTAGCAATACCGAACCAGCCATAGTCACCTGATGCCATAGAAGCACCTGATACATATGAACCAGCACCCAAAGTTGCTTGGAATGTGGAAGCGTTAATTACGCAAGTTGCGGTAGAAGCGGCAATCGCTACACCAGCTTGTGCAAAAACATAACGCTTGCCATCTGAACCGAACACTTCAGCACCAGTAGGGCCAAAAGTTGCGATCAGAGTACCAGCAGAGTTAGCGTTGGTATTAGCGGTATTGTAAAGATCGATACCAGCTAAAGGGGTAATTGAATATGCCATGATATATTTTCCTTTCGAATCAATGGATTAAGTTGTCAAAACGCCTTGCAAGAAGCTGTTTGAGCAAGTAAGGTTACCAGCCCAGCCATACAACTTAACAATAGCATCTTGGTTGATCGATTGACGCTCGCCACCGATAGGAACGAAATTACGCTCTTTGTGTGGGCGCAAGAAAATGTAATTTGTGTTCAACAAATACATATAAGTTGCGTTTTCTTGTGCGCCATAACCGCCACCCAAGATCACATCGGCTGACATACCACCACCGTAGAACTTCAATGATGC